CAGGTCCTGGTATTTCATTAGCAATGGATATATTCTTATTGCTTAGAGACTTAATACCTGGCATGAGACAGTTGGAAGACGGTCTTATTGAGAAACTAGGTCTTAAAGGTCTTGTAGATGGTATGAATACGTTCTTCAGTCAATTTGGAAGTCCTATTACAGGGGCACTTAAACTATTTGGAATGGGTGGTGATGGATCAGGAGAAGGTGATCAACCACCTACAGAAGAAAAGTCAGAAGGTGGTGGATTAGATAGTAAGAGAGGTAATTCATCTGCTATTGCTGCATGGCAGAACCGACAAGAAATTATTGAACCTAAAAATCCTAGAACAGTTCTAAATCCTGCAGAATCTATCTATCGTGCTGCTGGATGGATGGGATTCTCTGCTGGTGGTGTGATGGACAAGTTTAAGAATGGTGAAATTCCTGCTAACGAAATGAAAAAGGTTAAGGGATATGCAGGTTGGGGACAAGCAGGTTCTGGTCTTATGCATAAGAGTGTTGCAGATAAGTTCCAATCTATGATAGAAGCTGCTAAGAAGGATGGTCATCCTATAGGTATCAATGATACTTACAGATCGTATGCTGATCAGGTTGCAATTAAGGCACAAAAAGGTAGACTTGCTGCAACACCTGGCACATCTAATCATGGATGGGGTCTTGCTGCTGACCTTAATTACTTTGACGCAGGATATAAGTGGTTGTGGGATAATTCTGAAAAATTTGGATTTAAGACACTAGACAAAGGTTATTGGGGATTGGCTCGTAATAAACCTGGTGCTCTTGAAGCATGGCACTTTGAAAATACTACTGGTGCTGGTACTGCTAATCCAAATGTAAAAACTGAGAATAATGATGGTGAGGACGTTCCAAATCAATCTGTAAATACTAACGCAGGTGGTAATGTTCAACCGCAACTAACACCTGAGCAAATGCTAGAGAAATCTCTAGCAATGTTGACTCGTGGCATCATGGATGTCAGAAAGCAAATGTATGGTGATGAGACCATCACTAGAGACAACTCTGGCGAAGAAGGAACTAATACAAGTCTTATCTCACCTAGTAATGAGAATACTGGTGGAGTTAATGAAGCATCTGCATCTAACGCATTGAATGAATCAATGAAAAACGTTGATAATAAAGGTAAATCTATAGTTCCTATCACACTTCCAGTAAGTAATACACAACTAATAAATACAGGTAGCGACCCAGTAGTTGTCTTCAAAGCGAAGGCAGGAATGTATCCAACTGATAAGTAATGCAGAAATCAGGAAAGACATCTAAGATAGACTTCTATAAGTTTATATCGCCGAAGGGAATCAAAGCAGGCGATGACTCTGAAGGGACTGCTGCAGCTAATGTTATCGCAGTAAAAACTGTAAAGGCAAACAATCAGATTGGTAAAACTCTGAATGGTATTGGCGCAGTTTTACAGGATATTCATAAAAAAATGGCAGTAAATGCCATGATGGAGGCGGATTATCATAAGGAATTACAAAAATCAATTGCAGATGATTCTAAACCTAAAAATACTAAACCAGTAGCAGAGAAAAGGAGTGGTATTACAGACTTTCTTGCTCCTGTAGTTGGTAGTTTCTTTGAAGGTCTTGCCAATCTTGCTGGTTGGTTTTTGAAGACCTTTGTTGCTAGAGCAGTTCTTGAATGGTTAAGTAATCCAGAAAATTTTGAGAAACTGACTAATATTGTTGAAGGTATAAAAGCAGTAGGAATGTTTATATACAACTTCTTCAAAGGAACTATAGGTGGTATCTTAGATGGTATCGCTAAGATGTGGGATCCAGAAGCATCATGGTGGGAGAAGTTATTAGGATTTGGACAGTTCTTCATCTCGTTAGGAACGTTATTGCTTGGGCTTAGATGGCTCAAGAATCCTCTTAAACTAGTAAAAGATTTTGTTTGGGTACTTACAACTCTTTATAACAACTTACTTCGTGGTAAGAAACGATTGAAATCGCGAGGGCGCTTTGGATTGGTCAAAGGATTAGTAGCGACTACAGTTATTGTTGGTGGTGCTGGTTTGATAATCAACGCTACTAATAATTCTGGTGATCTTGAGAATCCTGTCACTAACGATAGTAAAAACACAGTTCCTGTTGGTGATTCGGGATCTAAGAAGTATGCCATCATGACTTATGGTACTGATCAACATAAAGATCCCGAAAAAGCAGCGGAATATGTGTCTGATCAGTTGACTAAAGCAAAGGAAATGGGATACAATACTGTATTCATTCCACCTTCTAGTCAAGGAGATAAGTTTGCGGAAGTAAGTGAAGCAACAACTAATGCTGCACAATCAGCGGGTGCTATCATTGAAAATGCATCGTTTGATCCTGATAAGGAATATGCAAAGATGATGCCTTCATCTATGAAGGCAATTCAGTCAAAATATAATGGTGCTGCTGTATTTGGAGATAAGTTTGCTCGTCTTGCAGATAAACCTAACCGTGTTGGAGGAGCGAATACTTTACCTAAACTAGAAGAAAAGGCAGCGGGTGGATGGATTACAGGTCCTCAATCTGGTTATCCAGTATCACTAGACGGTGGTAGATCCGTATCATTCATCGGTCATGGAACTGAGTATGTTGCACAGAGATCTGGTGGTGGATTTGTAGTTCCATTTGATACTCCTGCAACTAGAAAGAATCCTGGTCTAACAGGTCAAAGAATTGGAGAAGCATCCCGTAGTGGTTTCAAACTAGGTGGTATGTTACCTGGTTTTGACATGGGTGGAGCATTGGCAAAGATGTTACCACGTTTTTCTGCTGGTGGAAAGATTACTGCTATTCAGCAGAAAGCATTAGATGTTCTTGCTAAGTATGAATCTGGTGCTGCTGGTTATAACGCAGTCAATCAAATTGGAACTAATAATGGTAGAGGTGTTGAAGGATTCTCTGGAGACTTTACAAAAATGAGACAGCATGGTGGTAAAGCACTTACCAGTCTTACCATCGGTGACATTAAAAAATTACAATATGATGACAGATCAATGTCTGACAATCAGTGGATTAATGCTGGTAAGTTACATGCTGTAGGTAGATATCAGTTTATTGGTAATACATTACCTGGCGTTGCTGCGCGAGCAGGTCTTAAAGATTCTGATCTATTCAGTGAAAAGAATCAGGATATAATGGCAATTCAATTAATGAAGGAACGTGGTATTTCACCATGGGTAGGTCCGAGTGATAAAGCAACTAAAGAAGAAAGAGCAATTGTTGCTGCAGTTCAACAGAATCGTTCTGGTGCGGGTCTTCTTGATTATGATCTGGGAACTACTACTGCTGCAGAAGGCACTAACGCCAGTGAGGGTGCAGCCGATACAACTGCTGAACTAACTCCTGAGCAGAAGTTAAATTTCGCCTTAGAAAAATTAGTAGGTGGTATCAAAGATGTTCGTGGTGTTATGCATGGTAGTGAAGTTGCTGCAGCAACGGAAGATAATTTAGATGCTAAAGATCAAGCAGAAAAGAATGAAGTTTCTAAAACAGAAGAACAGATGGCCGCGGCGACTGCAATAGCAACATCAGTAAGTAAGGCAAATGCAGGAAAAGCAGTAGAAACTGCAGCGGGTGCAGGTGGCGGACAAAAAACAATAGTAGTACCAACTGAAGAAAAAGAAGGACTATTAACATTCATGCCTGGTTTCGGATTATTCGGAGGTTCTACATAATGGCAGTTGCACAGAAGTCTGGTCAAGCGTCCTTAAAAGCGTTTATCCTTGATGCTAATGGTCAAATAAGAAAGGGTAAGGATGGTTCTAGTAACTTTGTAGAACTTGTCTCTAGTCTTAAGATTACTGAAAGTATCAGTAGTCCTACAATTCATGCTGAGATGAGTATCTTTGATGCTACTGACTTTATCAATACTTTAATTGGTAATGAATTTTGGCGTCTTGACGTAGAGAGTCAAGGGAAACAAATTAGTTACATCTTTCAGTGCTATGAAATTACTGCTAGAGTTAAGTCTGAAAAGAAAGAAGCCTATGTCTTAAAACTTGTGTCGCCAGCATTTGTTAATAATGAGATTACCAATGTATTCGGTGCATTTCAACCACAAGATGCAGCAACACATGTTAAGAAAATACTAGAAGACGTTACTAATTTGAATAGTAAGAATGGTAAAAAATTCTTTGCAGAACCAGCAAATAAACTTAGATTTACTTCTCCTAACTGGAGACCATTTGACGCTATCAACTTTATTGCATCCAAGGCAACAAGAACTGGTACAACCTCTGATAATCCACAGGGTGCATATGTTTTCTTTGAAACTTCAATGGGATATCATTTCAAGACTCTTGACAAATTAGTAGAGGATGCAAGAGATCAAGAAAATAAATTTGTATATGTCTATGGTCAGAAGTCAACTGACGATAACCCTGTCAGAAACAATTTCTTAATTACCTCATTATCATTCCCCAACTCATTCAATTCAATCAAGAATTTAAGACAAGGAACTTGGTCTGGATATGTCATTGGTTTAGATCCCAGTACATTCGGTGAGTCGGTTCTCCCTACCAAAAATAAGAAAGTAACCGCACAAACAGCATATTACACGATTGAAAACACTTTCAAACGTATGTCTAAGTTAGAAAAGGGCGGTAAACTACCCATTGATTTGAAAGATCCAGAGATCAAGAAACTTATTAACAATCCTAAAAGAGTTCATTATAGAGCATTACCCACTCACTTGTGGGATTCTGAGGGTGAATCAAAAACTAAAGGTAGAAACTTAAATAATTACCTAGATACAGCATCATACAACTTCCTGAGGAAAAAATCATTAGAAGCAATTCAGTTACAAATTACCGTACCTGGTAATATATCAATCAATGCTGGTGACGGTATTAAGGTAGAAATTCCTCGTATGCAAGTCAAGAGAAAGAAAGCAGAACTTGACAAAGTTTACTCTGGGACTTATCTTGTAGGAGGTATTGAACACTATTACAGAGTGTCAGAAATGAAGACCACCCTGCATCTATTGAAAGACTCAATTAAAGTTGCGCCTAAATAGTATCAGGATTTAACAAAAGGAAACATGGAATCCGTAGAACAGCACATAGCAAGGGACGAAGAAATTCTTCAAGATCCCCAAACAAATCCACAAATGCGCCGCCACATTGAGAGCGAACTGCATGATTTGAAAGACTATGTAGAACACAACAAAAAAGAAATTGAAGCAGGAGATCATCACGATCCAACTTACCTTGAATTGTATTGTGATCAATTCCCATCTGAACCAGAATGTCTAGTATACGACGATTGACAAACTGATCAGACAGTGCTATAATTAGAATGCGAAAACAAACGAGTTCCCAACTACTCTGACTTAGAAGCAGAGACATGACGTTGAGGTAATGCAACAGACCCTCAGTTTTGTTTTCGCTCACCTCTTACACTCCGACCAATGCGACTCAAAAACCACGAATCCCCGAGGAAGATGGGTCGTAATTCACGATCTAAACTTGCTTCGGCACGTCTTAGACAAATAAAAAAGCGCACTAAGATGCAATTGAAGCGTCTTGGTGCGTAACTATTCGGGAGATTAGCTCAGCGGTAGAGCTATTCGTTTACACCGAATCGGTCATTGGTTCAAGTCCAATATCTCCCATTATATAATAATATATCATGCAAATTTTTCCAGCATTTTCCTACCCTATTCTAATTGACGACTTTGAGATTGCAGATACTTTAATTAAGAATCTTGAAGAGTCGTGGGATGATGTTAAAAGAGAGAACGATATTTTCATTCATGACGGTAAAGTAAAAGATTGTGAAGGATTCTACAATTGGGTAGAGGAGAGAGCAGGTTTCTTGTTAAAAGAGATCATGGGATATAGTAATACTATCTCTATGACTCATACTGAAGTACAAGTATCACATATGGGTAGTCAGATTCCTGCACATACGCATAAAGGAACTTACCTTACTGGATACTACATGGTAAAATATAATGAACAGGACGGTCATACACCTCTAGTGTTTGAAAATCCTTTCAAGAATACTATGGTGCCTTGTATTGAACTTGATGAAGAGAAACCTACGATGTGGAATACTGCTAACTTCATTGCACCCGTAAAAGAAGGACAGTTGATTATCTTCCCGTCTAACCTTGTACATTTCTTCCCTAAAATGGAAGCGAATGATCGTACGATTGTCTCTTTTGATTTCGTCGCTAAATAATTAACACCCCATTAAATAAGAATGGCAGCATACGTTGACAATATTGTAGGTGAAGCATCAACCGACTTTTTAGGTAAGGATGGATTCATCTGGTGGGTTGGAGAGGTTGAAGATACTAAAGACCCCCAATTCATTGGTAGAGTAAAATGTAGAGTTCTTGGATTCTATACTGGTCCTGAAGCAGGATTTAGGAAGGATCTGAAAACTGAGGATCTGCCGTGGGCAACTGTATTGCAACCTACTGATCAGGCAGGTATTGAAGGTGTTGGTAAATCATCACACCAACTGAGACCTGGCGCTATTGTCATGGGATTCTTCCTTGATGGTGAAGAAGCACAGTTCCCTATTGTCATGGGTGTGCTTAGGATTAGTACAAATCCAAATACAAAATTAAATGGCAAGAACAGTACGTTCTTGTTTACAGATGCTCCTAACAGGGAGGACATCAATCCTATCAATAAAGAAATTGGTGCAAATAGCACAGATATTGATAAGACGCAGACTGATGGTATCAACAATACAGTAAAAACACCTGGTGAACCTGCTACTCCTACGTCATCAAAGTCACCTTCAAACGCTGCACAACAGGCACCCGCAACATATAATAACACTGCAAAACCATCGGTCAGGTCATCTGGTATCCCTGCAGCGTCTGGTGTTGGTGGTCCTTGGAAGACATTAGATATTAAACTGACTCAATTAGTAGAAGACTTAGTAACTACTGCTTCATCAGTTATTAAGAATGAAGAAGGAGAGTTTGTTGACGTATTTGAGAATAAAATTGTACGCATGGAGGAACTGACTGATAAGATTCAGGGATTCTTGTCTGCAGTATTTTCTCAGGTAGTATCTGCATTCAAAGAACAGTTAACTATCATTGCTGGTCAGGCAATGGATGCTGCAGGATTAATCTCTAGATTTACTGGTATTCCATTTGTTGTACTGCAATTTGTACAAACAATCATTCAAATTATTCTGAGTCAGATTTGTAGTCTTGATGGTTTAGTCGCTCAGATGTTAAGTGACCCTATGGGAGTCATTACTGGACTTGTAGAAGATATTGTAGATGGTGCATTGAGTAAAGCACAAGCTGCACTTGCTGGTGTACAAGATCTTATTAATCAAGTAACATGTTCAATCAAGAATGGTCTTGGAGTTGTTAAGCAAGTTCTTTCTCTAGTACAGAAAGCAACTTCAGTTGCTGAAGGATTCAATACACTCAAAGATACATTTGAAAGTGGAAAAGATATTTTTTCTAGTGCTACTAACGTTAGCAAGATTGACCTTGCGTCTATCGGTAAGTTTATTAGTATTATTTTCGCTCTATTTGATTTCGGAGGATGTAACCGAAAAGCGGGTAAAAGAGCGTCAACTAGCAAACAATTCTTCCCCTTCTTTGGTGTTACGGGATGTAGTTCGGATGAGTTAGGAGGACCGCCAGGTGGAGGTTCATCCTATCCTGACTGTGGTAAGTCTGGTGGAGGTGGAGGTATTGTTGACTCTATCTTCAATGATGCAGATCCATACTTAAATGCTGCTACCAGTTTCATCAATGGTGCATATAATTTACAACTAAGTACGCCTGGTAGAGAAGCAACCATCACTAGGATGGCATCAGGTGCTACGATTACTGACGTTGCATTAGAGAATAATCAACACGCAAAGTATAAGTTACTACAGGCAGATAGAACTCCTGAAGAAGCAGCAAAGGAATCTAAGAAATTAAACAGTAAGAAGACTGACGCTGCTGATCCGTTAGTTGGTACTCACGTTGATATTCCTGGTACATTTACCAGTGAATTTAAGAAGGACATGTGTATGTCCATCGGTAAAGATAATGTCATTACTGTTGATGGTGATTACAGACTTAAAGTAACTGGAGACTTCCATCTAGAAGTTGGTGGTGGTATGTTTGTAGACGTTGAAGGCGCACCTAATGAAGGTGAGTCGCAAACTCAAAAGTCTCAAGTCAATTTTGGTTCTGACTTTGCAATGGATGTTAAAGGTCATTGCCAAGTACAGGGTATTGGTACAACAATTGCTGGTAAAGGTGGAACTAACGCTGAAGTTATCGCTCCACAAGGTAATACTAAGATTGATGCTCAGGGTTATGAAATCAATGCATCTGAGATCAAACTGTCTGCAGCAAACTCTATTACAATGATTGCTCCATCGGAGTATCATTTCATCAATACTTTAGAAGGAATCATTCCTAAGGCAAAGACTGGTATCTTCTCTACAGTTGGAGGACCTGTTGATTATGTCTTAATTCCTGCACCAAGTGCAGATCCTATTCCAAGATTCTCTATCAACACACCAGGTCCTATGCTGGTAAACTGCGCTGCAGGTGGTGCATTGTTCACTATTGCTGCTGGTGCATTTGCTGTCAACGTTGGTGCTGGTGCTATCACGATGAATGCTTCCGCTGCTGCAAGTATCGTTGCAGGTGCTGCGGTCAACATCACTGCAACTGCCAACTGTAAAATTTCTGCTGCTACCATCTTGCTAAACTGATCGTTTTGTGTTAGACTCTGATTGTCCGACCAAAACGCTATGGAAACCAAAGAACCGTTCCTTCAGCATGTCTTCGTCAACGTTTCTAAGCGTTCAGTTAAGATGATAGATACAGAAGGATACGAGGAATCTATCCAATGGAAATTTGACATGGAGGGTGCTGCAGGATTTGCAGAAACTCTTGAACGTTTCAGATCCATTAACGACCCTGATCTTTTTACATATCTTTATGAAACCGTTTCTTGAGATTACATCAACAGAGTTAGAAAAAAACTTTGAATTTATTGTAGATCTTTGTTACACAAATCAACAACCATTTCGTGTGCTACATAATGGTAAGTATGTGATGCTACTACCTGTTCCTGAAAAGAACACCGTAGATCCCGACATTGTTGACCAAGTTGAGGAATTGAAACAAGAATGGATGCAGCAAGTGGAAGCGAAAAATTCATCGCAACCATAGTTGGTCGCTATACCAACAAGAAACAGGCACAGTCTGATCCAACTGGTTTCAGTTGGAAATGGATAGAATGGATTGATCTAGGCAACAATTCTCTACAATCCCAACAATGGGATCATCATACGAAAAGCGTCTATCGTGAACGTAATTTCATCGTAGAAAATCATAATGGTAATGTACTATTAGTTAATCACGACATCAATTGGAACTCACAGGGGTGTGACATACTCTGGATTCCAACTAAAGACGGTTGGAAAAGTGAGGGTAAATGTCACTATGGTAAGATGGATATCTATTATACAGGGTATCTAACTACCAAACAATATCGTACATGGGATCGTGGATTCCAAAACGGTAAGCAAATCATTGGTAATACACAAAGTGAATTCATCTTTGACAAACAAGGACTATAAATTATACGATATTGAACACGTCCGTCAGTATCAAACAGCAATTGCCGAGGCAGCATTGCAAACAAGTGGGGTTGTGTCATCTGTACTGAATGGTGTAGAATGGCAAGGTGGTTACCACGAGCATGATCCTAAAGCATGCCCAAACTCTACATGGTTGTATGGATACTATAATTTCTTTTCATCTAGAGTGAAAGATATTGTAGTGTATGACTTGTTCGCTCATGTAAAGAACGCATTGCGTGATTATATTGGCATGGAAGAACGAGCGTGGACACAGTGTTGGGTCAATACTCATCTAGAGGGTGGACTACTACACAAACATCATCACCAATATCCTATTCATTGGTACTTGTCCATCTACCCACAAAAAACTAAAACTGTATTTTACAAAGGTGATGAAGAACTATACAGTATTGACAATGAACCAGGTAAACTCTACATTGGTCCTGGTGATAGACTACATGAAGTAGTTCAAACTGGTGAGTTTGATGGAATGCCAAGAGTCACACTCGCAGGCAACATCCTAAGACCTACAGATACTACATATCGTGACAATACATTGTCATTCATACCTATCT